TCAATTCAATTAGTTTGTTAATGTAGAATTTCCTCCAATGAATCGGCATGAAGTAAACATCTCTCCAAGTAAATCCGTTACCAAACTGACAGAGAGACCAGATTTCTTCATGTAAAAGTACACTATAATTAGGTGGTAGGGTAAAAAAATGAAACCCCAAACGGGATATCCAGTGCCTCCGTTTCACCAGTTTCTTCAGATACAAAGTTAAATTTCAAATCCAAATCAGGGCTTATTTCTCTGACATGCTCTCTAAATGCTTTGGTATCTCTAGCCAAAAATTGATTTACTACCCATTTATTTATAAACGCTCTATCTGCATTACCATCCACTTCCAATATCATTTTTTTCAAACGAACGGTTATTTCAGGTGATTCTTTACCTTTACTTATTTTTTGTAAGGCTTGTACCTCTTCCGTAATATCTCTTTCATCCTTATGAGTTAGAAGTTTAAACTTGATTTTCTTCTTGCTGAGTGGTAATTCATACTCGTATACATTTCTACGATTCAGGAGGTCTAAATTCAAATCTTTAGTTTTCACTTTAGATAAATCAATTGTTACCTTCTGTTTATTACCTGAGAATGGGTCTGTGATTTCAACATCATAGTTTGGACCATATCCCAAAATTCTAGCCGCTAAAAATATCGCATTCTTATCGCCAATAACTAATTCATCTATAGATGCATCTACTATTAAACTCTCCAATAATTTATCCATAACAATACCTTTTTTGATAAGGTTTTGTGAAGAAAGAATATCTTCTTCCTTTGCCGTCATGTATTTTATTGTTATTGTACCTTTGGCAAGAGGACTAGATTCGGGGTATACTCTACCCTCAGATGGTAAATTGATTACTTCGGTGGGGAAATCGTAACGATTTTCGTTTAGTTTTGGTGTAGGGAACTCTCTTAGTGATTCGCTCATAACATTTGTTTTAGTGTTCATATATAAGTATATAATAACAAAAAAATTCAAATAAAAAAACCCCGATGTTTCCAACGGGGTTTTGTTTTATCATCAATTTGATATTAGTACTCAAGGATTGCGTAATCCATAGAAAGTGTTATTTCAATTGTGCTTGCTTCAGCAGCTGTAGCCCAATCCAAATCACCAAATGTTGCCTGATTTATGAAAGCACCTTTGATAGTCCATTGTTCAATCTTATCACCTACAGGGCCTAACATATAGAGGTTTACATCCTTCTTGTAGAATTCTGCGTATCCATCTCTACCTGTTAGAGATTCATGGGATAAACGAATCCATTCCATTACTGCTTGCGCACCTGAGGGAACGATGGGGTCATATAGAGTTATCGTGATATCTTCCCACTCACCTTTTCCTTTTAGTTTTCTCTTCAAGTTAATGTGTTCCATTGTGATAACCTCAAACTTAATAGAGGGTCTTTTACCTGCTTTACAGATATAAGAAGGAACTCCATCAATCTCAAAAATAAAGCGGTTCTTTACCTTTGGTTCAAAGTTCGTGTAGAACATATCGTTAAACTCTAATACTTCTGCCATTTTCTTTTCCGGTTTAGTTACTTATAAATACTTTGTTTCTAACTTTTTATACATTAAATGTAGCACCTGTAGGAAGAACATTGAAATCAATGATAATGAATTCAGCGGTCTTAGCAGGTTGGATATAGATAGCTCCTGCAAGGATATTTCTATCTATAACATCTGGTGTATTGTTAGTTTCATCCATAACCACTCTGAAAGCGTACAAGCCCTGTCTCTGTTGAACTGCCTCCAAATAAGGATTAACAGTTGTCAAGAATCTTTGTCTTGTAGTTGCAGTATTTTGTTCAAAGATTAAGAATCGGGAAGTAGATGCTACGAACTTTTTCAAGTTGATGAGTAATCTTCTTACATTGATTCTATCCAATGCACTTGCTTTATCCTGTAAGGTTTTCTGTCCGAAAGCGGAGATACCTTGACCAGGGAATGCTGCGATAGGGTTAACCTTTCCTTCATATAGAGTATCTCTCTCTGCTTGAGTTAGACGATTCACTACTGAAAGTGCGCCAGGTATTCCACCTCTGTTAAGACCAGCAGGTGCAAACCATTCAGCACCTAATCTATCGTTCTGTGCGTACACAGCCGGCAGTAATACTGAAGGAGGTATTGTTATTAACTTGTTAGTGTTAGTATCAATTGTTTTAACCCAAGGATAATAAGTTGCAGCGTAGTTAGTATCTACAGCATCTGCTTGGTTTACTGCCTCTGCCACGGTTGCGGTTGCGGTTGTGAAATCTGCGATGTAGAACACATCCTCTCTGGCTTCACAAGTATCAATTGCATCAGTAGTAACTGAGGTGTGTAATGAACGAATAATACCAGGGGTAGATAACAAGTTGATATCAAATTCATCAGGGTTAGATAGGGCATCAAACGCTCTTGCGTATGCAATTGAACCTGATGAGGTTGAAGTTGCACAATTGAATCCTTGTGTGTTGGTTGCAGTTATATCTGAACCTTTTAAAATCTGTACGGTAGGGTTCAATCCATCAAATCCTTCTTGGAATGCCACTACAAATGTTCTCTTTTGAACTTCAGCTGCTGAGTTATCACTTAATGTTAATCCAGCAGTTGTATCTAATCCAAATACGGTGTTTGCTCCTGTTCCAGCTCCTGCAGGGATAGGTGCAAGATAATTTAAATTATTATCGTTATCAAAATCAAATCCACTTGTTAAAGTTGAAGAGCTTATAGATGCAGTTGCAAATGTTACGGATTGTAATAAGCTGCCAGAAGTACCTAATGTAATTGGTAATTGATAAGCTGCATTAGCAACAGGGATCGCAGTTAAAGGATATGTACCTTCAGATGCTACTTCTATTCTAACATACTTACTGATATTGCCATAGTTTCCTGTTTCAGTTATTTTACCAGCTGAATCTATTGTAGTTTGTTTGTCACCAATTCTTCTAGCAATAAAGTTAGGAGAATCAGGGTTTAAATCCAAACCTGAATATGTCTCAAGGATACTCTTTCTTCTATCTGTATCAGAATATGAACGGAGAGTTAAAGTAAATGTTCCGTAAAGTTCTCCATCGGAGATTTTTACATTTGAAATTTGAACTTTGAATCTCTTGTTTTCAGTAATACCATCAGATAAGGTATGAACCTTAAATAAGTTGTATCTTGACCCACCATATTGTTGTGATTGAATCCATGGAGTTGAAGCATAAGTTGCATCATCGGAAAAATCTTGTGTGGTAGTGTTTCCAGCGTAAGTATCCAATGGATGTAAGCTGACAGTGATATGGTTAGCAGGTGCGTTGTAAACAGCGCTACCACTAACTGCGGTTGTGTTGAAATATAGATAAGTATATGCTGCTTTACCAAAGAAAGGTGATGCACCAAACACATCATCTACTGATGCAGTTGATGATACAAATATACTAGCAGTTCCAACTGTAGCTCCACTTTGTGATACACCAAATGAACCACTTCCAAAATCTTGTCCACCAAATAAACTTTGTGCGGTGTTCTTTGAGGATGAAGGAGCTAAAATTGCTGCAATTTGTTTAGTTGATGCCGAACCTGAGGATACTTCAACAACTAAACCTCCACCTAAACGATAACCACCGATACCACCAACTCTGACAACGGTTAAAGAACCGGCTTCTCTGAGATAGTTCTGTGCTGCGTATCCTGTGTAATAATTTGTTGGTGTACCAAAAATTTGCTCATATTCTTGTTGTGTTGTAACTATTTTTGGTAAGAAAGCGGGGCCATATTCTGTAGGGCCGACGATTGCTGCACCAATTTGAGCTATACCTGTGGGTAAATACGAGAGGTCATTTTCTCTTGTGAATACGCCAGGTGATACGATTTTTTCTGTTGCCATAGTTGATTGAATTTATTTTCAGTTACATATAAATATACAATAGTTTCACCAAAAATAAGTTGGTTATTGATTTTGTTTGAATTCTCCTGTAACTAAATCTACTACTCCCTCACCATAGGATGATTTGAGTTTTTCATACAACCCTAATTCTTCTTCGTTAAGTTCTAATATACGATTTTCTGCCAATTGTTTTTCTGCTTCTAACTCTTTTATACGAATAGTTACAAGACCGATATTGGCATATGCATCTCTAAATTTTTCCCTCAATAGAGATATTTGGGTTAGTTCTTCCTGTGTTAATTTTTTTGTTTCCATACTTTTTTCGTTTAACATTCTATATAACTAAATAATTTGATATTTCAAAATATGTTAAAAAACTTGATTTGAATTTATCCATCGTGCAAAGATAGTTGTATCACCTACAATAGGCTGAGATGATGGGGTAACGCTGGGTGTTATTGAAAACGATGGTGTTATTGAATTTGATGGTGTAATTGAATTACTCGGAGTGATAGATGGTGTTGTACTTCTACTTGGAGTAA